AGAGTCCTCATCATATCCGTAATTCCAACAAAACTCCTCATGACGGCCTGGATCAGTCGCTGTTAAACAGGCCAATATGTCATATTCTTTAGGCCTTTTTCTTTGAAAAGGATGAGGGGAGCTATTGGCAAGCGATTGCCCAAACTTAAAGGAATATGCCTCGCTTCCCTTTGTTGTTGCCTTTGTTAGTTTTACCCAGTATATATCCCTTTGCTTCTCGTCATCTTTGAAATAATAGTCGTGATCAATCCATTTTATAGATATATCAGTGTGCGTCTCACTCAAAAAGTTTCTGGCAAGCCAATCGCATTCATCATTCAGCCTTTTGCAATACTCACTATATTCACCCATTTTTTTACTCCCATTTAAACTAATAAAACCAATAAACTTTCGACAAAACCAATAGTATCAACCGTAACCAGTCACGTCAAATCGAAATTCCTTGATGTATGGATTTACGCCTGAGCCTGTAATACAAAAATAGCCAAAAACAAAATGCTGTATATTTGGCTATTTTGCGTATTACACGGTCACGCCTAGTGGCTGATGTACGTATTACAAAACCACGCCTAGCGTTGTAATACTGTAATACAAATTTACGCCTAAGGTTGTAATACAAAAAAACGCTAAAATACATCACTTTTTTTTGTATATACGGGCTCAGGCGTAAACCTGTAATACAGTGTTTTTTATAAATTTTTGTTTTTTTTCAATAATCGTTGTAAAATACACTAAAATAAAAATATTTTAACAAATCCAAAAAACTACAGTAACGTATTTAGGTAGTGAAATATATATTTATATATATAGTGAAATATATATTTAAAACTTTTTTTTTCCGTGGGCGCGTGCGTGCGTGTGTGTGCGCGCGAGTATAACATGATTGGCTTTTTTGTGCAAGGGGTTTTGTTGATTAAATGTCGAATACACTTGGCGGCTTCGGACGCTCTTTGGCTTTGTAACGCTCTGCCCGCTCTGGAAGCTGTTCGGCTTGTTGTTGCTTTCGCCGTCGCTTACACACTGGGATTGGTTGGCCGATTATGCAACAGCTAGTGATGTGGCTGATACGGTGTTTGTATGCTTCCAGGGCCTTGATCATTGCTTGGGCTGCCGTTCTCGCTGGCTTCCAAGTCTGGAAGCTGTCGCGGTTCTTGTAGCTTATGCGTATCAGATAGCGATATTCAGCCATATAATCAACATTATATACTATTAACGTATGTTTTGTTATGTTAAACGGCTAAAAGCGTAAAATGGTACAGAATTATCGCTCTGTAAGCTGTTTAAGTGGTTTAAAGTGGTAAGAAGGGGTCTACCCCCTGTGCCTCGGACGATACTATTCATAGGCCGCTGTTGAAACACTGGACAAGATACATATTTCTTGTCATTACAGGCTTTTTTACAAAACTTTACATAATAAATGTTATGCGACATAGGTCAATAATTGCCTTAGTTTACAACGAAAACGATATACTACTAAGCTATAATCACCCCCCGGGGGGTCATAATTTCGAGGGGGTACCCGCCGAATGCGCTTTCTACCTAGCGTTATCTAAACCGCCTCTGAATTTTTTGAGCTTTACGAAAAAGGGTAAAGTTTAAAACGCATCAGGAAGAGTTTAACGTACTCAAAACGCATCAGGAAGAGTTTAACGTACTTAAAACGCATCAGGAAGATAGAGGCTTGACAGAGTTGAAAGGGTATGGTAGATTAGGAAAAGTTATGGTAGTGGTGGAGACAAAAATCATTTCACTCTCTTTTTCTCTCTCTCAAAACCTAAAACAATCAAACTGCGACATTTACTGCTGCCATAACTAGAACGTGAAAGAGAGTAGTAAAAAGATAGATAAGGACGTTATGGCTCGTGTAAAAAAGAAATTTAAAGAGGTGGATAAGGATAATCCGCCGGTGGAGTTGGTAGCGGATCGGAATAATCCGGTACAAATACCGGAGCATTATGCGTATACGATGGCACAAATTGCTTTTTTAGAGGAGTACAAGAAGACGTTGGACCCGGACAAGGCGGCGAAAGCGGCGGGGGTTGATAAGCGAGTGGCGGCGACGTGGTTGAAGAAGCCGCATATTGAGGAGGTTGTGGTGAGCGTTCACAAGACGTATGTGAAGGCGGTGATGTTGGATGCGAAAATTGCGGCGGGGCAGTTTGAGGAAGTGTTGCAGTCGTTGATGCAGCGGTTTGAGGAGGGGGATTCTCGGGTGTCGGGGGCGTTGGCGAGTATGGTGAGTAATAAGATGAAGTTTACGGGTCATGGTGGTGTGGAGGATACTGGCAGTAAGACTCAGATAAACATAAACATTGATTTAGGATCGGTTAAGCAAGAAAAAGGAGAAGTAATAGATGTCTAGGATTAAGCATATTTGTATTCGGTGCGCAACGGCTAATGGCGGCGTGATCAGTAAGGAGTATTTAAAGTCTGCGTTGGTTTTGGGGGAGTGTGATGTTTGTGGTGAGCCGGCGCCGTTGTCGATTATACACGCGTGGGAGAATTTAAATCCGTATGAGAAGGAAGCGTATCAGGCAAAGGTTTTACAGCCAAAGCGCACACGGGCTAAAAAAACCACCGAAGTTGAAAATGCTTAAGTAGGTTAAGAAAGATAAGAAACGTGATTGACTTAAAAGAAGATACGCAAAAGAAGTTGGAATTTCGTGCGCGGGCTGAAAAGTACGGCCCGCAATTAAGAGATAAGTTTAAGTGTTGGAACTCAACTAACTTTCCGATATGTGGGTTAACGGATAAGTATTTTATAATTTACAGGGGCAGGTCTTGCATAACAGACCCAAAACTCATGTTAGTATTTGTGGATCGGATGCCGGATGGTTCTGTAGGTGAGGGTTGGGAATTGTCCACTTTTTATTACTATGATTGTTATTACGATTTGGAAAATAAGATTCCAGCAGAAATTTTAAATCAGATTGGCGATAGAGAAAAGGAACTTGGTCGTCGATATAAAACTGATCCCTTTGCCGACTTCAAAACGCTTGCAGATTGGGCGCCTAAAAAGTAGATGAAGTTTGAATTAAATTATAAGGCGTCGCCAACGCTTTCAAAGTTTCATAACTCGGACGCTTTTTTCCGAGGGGTGAAAGGGCCGATTGGCTCTGGGAAGTCGGTGGGTATGTGTTTTGAGTTGTTTACTAACATGAGCTTTCAGAAACCGTCTACGAATGGGAAGCGGCAAACTCGACATTTGATTGTGCGAAACACCGCACCGGAGCTTGAAACGACGACGTTAAAGACTTGGCTGGATTGGTTCCCTGAACGCATATTTGGTAAAGTCAATCGAAAACCGCCAATCTCGCATCACATTGAGTTAAACGATATTGAAGCGGAGGTTATATTTTTAGCGTTAGACCGCCCAGAAGATTTGTCAAAATTATTGTCGTTAGAGGCGACGATGATCTGGTTTAATGAAGCTCGATACATAAACAAGGATATTTTAGATGGGGCAACGGGTCGTGTGGGTCGGTATCCGTCCAGAAAAAACATGCCAGATGCTATGTTATTGGCACAAGGGGAGGCATTGGCGGATTATATTGAGGAGACTGGCGTTGCGTATTTATTGGCGGCGTTACAAGATTTGTTTGACATTGCGAGGGAGAAGCTCGGCAAAGATTTTAATAGGTTTTTATCGCAAGGGCCGGCCGACGTTACAAGTGCTTGGCAGTATGGATTTGGGAAGAAGCTGACAAAATTAGGTATAGCTTGGCCTACACGCAGTGGGATTATAGCCGATACGAACCCACCGGATGATACTAATTGGTGGTATAAGTTAGCGGAAGAAGACCCCGACGAGCGGTATCTGTTTTTAAACCAACCATCTGGGGAATCGCAAGAAGAAGGCTGCGAGACGTGCGGCAGTAAGAACCCGGAGGGGTGGTCGGGGAAGCGGTGGCCTGATGCGGTTAGTGTAAGGGACTGTTCATTTTGCGGAGCTAAACAAGTCCCAGTATTTTTAGGGGCGGAGAATGTAAAGCATTTACCGATTGGGTACTATGACGACATGAAACACGGTAAACCCAAAGAATGGATTGATGTGTACGTTCATGGGGATTACGGATTTATACAAGAGGGCAAGCCGGTGTATGGGGGCAATTATGTGGACGCCACACATTCAAGTGCGGATGTTAAGTATGATCCGGTATTGCCAGTAATTGTGGGCGTAGACTTTGGACTCACCCCGTCGGCGGTAATTACGCAACGAGACCCCTTTGGTCGTTGGCGGATTGTTGACGAGTTTTTAACGCCCGATGGCGAGACGTGGCCGCTCCAAGATTTTGCTCGTAATCTCAATAAATATTTAACTAAAGGGTACGAGCAATCTCGTATTGAGTTATGGGGCGATCCGTCTGGCGGCTTTAGGGATCAGCAAGGGGTAACAGCGTTTGATATTTTTAAAACGGAACAATTGTATGTACGACCCGCTCCGTCAAATAAATTTGAAGTCCGAAGGGAAGCGGTGTTAGCACCGTTGTTGCGCTCAAGCAATGGCCTGCCGGGTATTGTTGTAAGTCGGCAAAAAGCCCCCATGGTGCGCCGAGGGTTTAATGGCGGGTATCATTATAAGCGATTGAACGTCGGTGGCGAAGCGAAGTATAAGTTAGAGCCGGAAAAAAACCGGTTTAGCCACCCACACGATGCGTTGCAGTATGCGTTGTTAGGCGGGGGCGAGCATAAAACAATGTTAGGTCGAAACGAAAAAATGCAAAAACCGACTGTACTTCCGAAATTTAAAATATTTTAGTATACTATGGGCATGAGGAAAATTAAATGGTATGTGGTGTTTCGACGCATTGCGCCTACAAAACACCCAGCTATGTGTTTTTTAAAAAAACTCTTAAACCATAATATTCAGCACGTGTTTGCGTTACGAACAATTAGCCCCCACACGGTGGCTATTGATTACACGGGGTTTAATTTAAACACGAAACTATACGAAAATCAAACGGCCGAAGAAGTTTTGAGTTTTTATTTTAACCGGCCAAAGTATATAATCGTCGAATATGAAACGACCGAAAAAGACTGTAAGTCGGGGTTTCATATTGGAAATATAATACCGGGGTGTGTTAGTATAGTGAAAATGGCGTTAGGAATAACTAATTATGCAATGACTCCGTATGAATTGTACCGGTGGTTGATAATAAATGGAGGTAGAATATGGGTGGCGGACGGCCAAAAATAGATAACAGTGTGCAAGAAAAACAGCTTGAGATGCAGCAAGAGCAATTGAAAAAGCAAGAAGAAGAAAGTCGTGCGCAGCGCGAGAAGATTGCGTTAGAAAACACGCAACGGCTATTGGCGTTTAGGCGGGGGACCGTCGGGCGGCAGTCGTTGCTAAAAACTTCGGAGAGAGGAGTCTATGGAGCTTAAAGAAAAGTTTTTACAGACGTTTAAGACTTTAGAAGGTCGTCGACAGCAATGGGAGACGACCTATAAAGAAGTGTATGAGTACTGTATGCCGCAGCGTCAATTGTTTGACGAGACGACAAAAGGCGCAAAAAACGATAGCGCTCAAGTTATTTTTGACTCAACAGCGGTTAATGGCGTGCAAAAATTTGTGTCGAATATTCAAAACGTGTTGGTGCCGCCAATGAAGAAATGGGCGCGATTAAAAGCGGGGATGTTTTTAGAAAACGCGGGCGACAATACGCTAGCTGCTAGTTTAGAGGACGCAGAAACGACGTTGTTTAAATGTCTCCATGCGTCGTATTTCGATCAAGCTGTGGCTGAGTCTTTGTACGATTTAGCGGCTGGGACCGGTGCGTTGCTTATTCGCCCCGGAACGTTGCAGCAGCCGTTGCTTGTGGAATCGGTACCGATTAGCCAGTTGTATATTGCCACCGGCGCGGACGGGGCAGTCGATACGGTTTTTCGCAAGCTACGATTGCAGTATAGAAACATTATGACAACTTGGCCGGACGCAAAGATTCCAAAAGAGATGCAAGAGCAATACGCTGATAAACCAATGAAAGAGTGCGAAGTAATCGAAGGCATGTTTCCAGAAGAAATTACGGTTACCTATCGCATTGACGGTAAAAGCCGGACAGAAAAGGTTATGGGCTTTAAATATTGCATTATGTCAACTAAAGGGGAGCATTTGTTAGTTGACCGGGACGAAGAGTTTTTACCATGGGTGGTGTTCCGGTGGTCAGTTATAGCCGGCGAGTGGTATGGCCGAGGGCCGTTGCTGTATGCGTTACCGGATATTAAAACATTAAACAAATCGATTCAGTTTGACTTAACCGCCGCAGCACTAACGGGTCAGCCGCCTTTGCTTGTAGGCGACGATGGCGTTATGAGCTTGGAAAACATGAAGTTAGAGCCGGGTATTGCGATACCGGTGCATTGGGACATGGGAGGGCCTAAGATTCAATACTTAAATCCGCCGGCGTACTCAAACCTTCAGCGCATTATTGTGGAGGATTTGCGCAGAAACATCAATGAGATGCTCTTTACCGACCCGTTAGGGCCAATTGATGCGCCCGTAAAAACCGCTACCGAGCAAACAATTCGGCAGCAGGAATACGCAAACCGGTCGGGGTCGTCATTTGGGCGTTTGTTTCGAGAGTTAGTGGCTAAAAGTATCGACGTGTCCTTAAAAACTTTGGAAAAAGTTGTTACCCCCGACGGGTCGCCGCTTGTTGATCTAAGCGGGTTGCGAGTCAATGGGCTTGAAATCGATGTTCAAAGCCTATCGCCACTAGCGACGCTACAAGAAGAGGAAGAAATTTTAAACCTTATGCGCTATTCAAGGCACATGATGGAGATAAAAGGCCCGGAAATGCTGGATACTGTCCTGAATACGGCAGAATATTCGCGCAAAATAGCCGCTCACCTAAACTTACCGGAAGGTGTAGTGCCGACTGCAGAGCAATCCGCACAAATTCAGCAAAATATAATAGGACTGGCGCAACAGCAATTAGGACAACAGGAGGTGCCCGAGCAACAATGATACAAATACCGCTCACCGACGACGAAAAACGCGCACTTATCCGTCTTTTTACAACCCCTGAAGGACAGGCAGTGCTAAGTATTTTGGAAGAAAAGACAATTAAAAAGCCTGTAATACAAATGGTTCACCCGGACAGCGGGAATACTTTAATGGCAGCGGCGCAACGCGAAGGACAAAACAGTGTAATACGACAGATACAACGACTTATAGAGGACTTGAACAAAAAAGCTAAGGAGGCTAATTGATGTCATTACTTGAAACCCCACAAACTGAAACTACTGAAACTACGGCTGAGGCTACAGCACCGGAAACCGGCGAACAATCTACACCGGCAGAAGCATTAACTGCAGAGACTTCAACCGAAGAGTTGTTGGGGGGTAAGTACAAAACCGCAGCAGATTTGGAGAAAGGGTATAAGAGTCAAAGCAAACATATTGGTGAGTTGCGCCAGTCAATCAAAGAATATGAAGAAAAATACGCAGTTCCTGAGGAGTATGACTTTAATTTTAAAGAAGGCGGGCAGCTTGAGAAGTATCAAGCACTCGAAGAGCAGCTAGACCTTCCGTATCTTAGTGAAGTTTTTAAAAAGAATGGCTTAACTAAGGACCAAGCTACGGGCGTGTTAGAAAGTTATTTAGAATCAATTGAAGCGGCGAAGCCTAAACCGGAAGACGAGCTTGCCAAACTTGGGTATCGTAAAGAGCAAGTGCTTGGCGAGTTAAATCAGTATAAAAAAGGTTTAAACGAACAAGATCAGAAACTGCTGGACTCCTTGGCTACTAGCGGCGAGGCGTTGGACTTTCTACACCGCCAGCTTGTTTCGGAAAAACTAACAATACCGACAAATACTACCGCAGTCCCCGGCAAGTCTGTACAAGAACTAAAAGACGAAGCTACTGCGTATCGAAAAGAATACGGGCATCTATTTGACGCTGACGAGGGCAAGCGAAACCATTACCTAGGTTTACAACGAAAAGCGTTTGCGGCAGCTGGCGTACAGCTTGACAATTAAAAAAAAGTAAGTTATACTATTTGTAGTTTTTTTATGGTAACCTTTTTCCGAAGCCCATAAAAGCTAAAGTTGACCCAAACTTTAAATGGCAGATGAGGCCCGCTAACTGGCGATAACCCAATTCGACTGTTGTACTAATTGTTAAGAATTGAGGTTAAATCATGTCACAAAGTATTTTAAACACTTTAGAATTTAAGTCGTTTGAAGCAGAAGTTCACGACGAATTTATTGAAGCTGGCGGTAAGTTGCGACCGACCGTTCGGGTAAAGAACATTCAAGGAAATCAACACCAGTTTCCAGTTTACGGAGCGATCCGTGCTACTGAGCACTCAGTGGGTAGTGAAGTTATTGCCAGCAACCCAACGGCAACGGCGGTTACTGTTACTACTAAACGGTACACTGCTCGTGTAGACACCGATATGTTTTTGAGCGGCGAAGTTAACTACGACGCTTTGGCTGCTTTGAAGCCCGGAATGCTAAACGCTTGCCGACGAAAAGAGGACCAAATTATTATAGACGCCTTGAACGCAGCAAGTATTTCTAACACTGTAGCTAAAAATATTAGCGGTTCTAATGACAATTTGAACGTTGCTATGATTGCTGAAAGCTCGTACTTGTTAGATGAAAGCGGCGTCCCGGATGAAGGCCGAACGTTTGTTGGTTCTGTAAAAGGTAAGCACCACTTGACGCAAGAAAGCGATGTTAAAACAATCGACTCTAACTCTGTCAAAACGTTGGTAAACGGAAGTATCCAAAGTTTTTATGGCTTTGATTTTCAATTTATTGGAGCAAACGGAGCAGAAGGTGGGTTGCCGTTGGCGACTAATGATCGAACTAACTTTGCCTACCAACAAGATGCAGTTGGCTACGCAATTGGAAAAGACTTCTTGATGTTAACTGACCGTCTAACTACAAACGTGTCTGATACTATTGTAGTTGCTTTCTCTTCGCAAGCGGTAGTTATTGACGCAAAAGGTGTTGTAAAAATCACCACTGACGAATCGTAAAGGTAAGGAGGATAAATAAATGGCATTCGATATTAATTCATTTAAAGCGATTTCCCAATCGGGGCAAGAAACACCAGATTTGTTTGTATACAGTTCGCCCGATGCTATCGGTACTATCGATGGCGCAGGTTACTTTAACGCGCTATCTGCGGACGTAAAAGTAAACGACATAATCTTTATCGTGTCTTCTACTGGCGGAACTCCAGCGATTACAATTAACTACGTAAACAGTAACACTGGTGGCGTTGTTGACGTAACGAACGGTTTAGTTGTAACCGCGACTGACTCCGACTAGGATCTAGCATGGCTCTTACAGACGTCGATATTTGTACAACTGCGTTATTGCTTATCGGGGCGGATGAAATCAATTCGTTCTCTGACGCAACACGCGAAGCAAAGCTCTGTAAAGCCATGTATGCTACTACCAAGGATGGGCTCTTGCAAAGCCATCCTTGGCGGTTTGCGGTGAATCAAGTGGAATTAAATAAATTAGCGGAAACTCCTTTATTTAATTTTTCTGCGGCGTTTCAGTTACCAGCAGATTATTTACGCCTTATTAATCGCAATCCCTCCGCCCTAGAGTATAAGATTTGCGAAGATAAAATTTATTGCAACGCGTATGAATTA